TTATGATCCGGCACAAGTGATCGTCACCGTTGGTGCGGTCATTCTGTCCGGGTTCAGCGACGGTGATTCCGTCATTGCACGACGCGCTGAAGATGTATATCTGACTCGCGTGGGCACCGATGGCGGTGTGGGACGTGCCCGCAATGCTAACAAGATGGGTGAGTTTGAATTCAAATTGCTGCAAACCAGCGAAGCGAATGACCTCCTGTCCTCGTTGGTTGCAGCAGACGACCTCATCAACGACGGACTGATCGTTTTGCCGATCGGTGTGGTGGATGGTTCTGGTCGTTCTCTTGCTGCTGCGACGCAGTGCTGGATCAAGACCATTCCGGAAGCTACGTTTGGAAAAGAAGTAGGCGAGCGCGTCTGGGTATTCAGCGCAGCGGACCTGAAGATCTTCCACGGTGGCGGTTCCTAAGTTGAGGTAATAAAACGGGGCCCACAAGGCCCCGTTTTGCTATACTTGACGCATTGACCACACAACGGAGAAGATCATGCAGCAAGAAACCTTTATCATCGGCTCACGCGAATTCACTTGCGTGCGAATGAATGCCTTTGCAGCCAATAAGCTGCTCATGCGCCTGCAGAAGATTGCTGTCCCTGTCATGGGTTCGCTCATGGGTGCAGGTAAGGGTCTTGGCGACATTGACGTCAAGGAAGCTGCGGCAGCTATTGCCGAGCACTTGGACGAATCCCTGATGGACACTATCGTCCTTCCCATGTTTGCGGAAGCGAAGGTGTTCAGTGCGGAACAAAAGAAATTCGTGAAGGCTGGAACCGATATCGACCAGTGCTTTACAACTGAAAATCTGTTCGACCTGTACCAGCTGATCTTTGAAGTAGCGAGGTATCAGTTCGGCCCTTTTTTCGCATCGCTGGCGGAACGCTTTGGAAGTCTGACCGACGGCGGGAAGAAGGCGTAACTGTACCGGGCAAGCTGGACGACGCTCTATCCGAGGAATTGTGGATATGGCGTCCGATACTTGCTGGAAAGGTAACGCTTCGAGATGTCAAAGACGGAACGGCTACGGTGGAGGACTTGCAGGCGCTGAACGCGCTGATGGATATGCAGTCCGACATTGAAGCGGTGCAGTACGAAGCAGCGAAAGCAGATAGGTGACCAATTGATTGTCCGCGAACTAATCACACGGCTGGGCTTCTCGCTCAACCAAGCCCAGCTCAACAACGCTGAGAAAGCCACGGAGCGGGTTAAAGACCGCGCCGAGCAAGCTGCGGCCGCGTTCCGGAACATCGTCACCGCTGTTGCCAGTCTCGCAACGGTCAAAGCCATTATCACCATCGGGGACGAGATGCAAAGCGTCCGCACTCGCATCGGACAGCTCCCGCAGACCATTGGTGACGCAGGCGAAGCGTTTGATGAGGTTGCAAAGCGTGCCAGCGCCAGCGGGGTGAAGATTGAAGCCTACTCGTCGCTCTACACGAAGGTTGGCAACGCTGCCAAAGACTACATCAAGACCCAAGAAGACCTCCTGGGCATCACGGACACGATCTCTCAAGCTCTTGTCGTAGGCGGTGCGAACGCAACAGAAGCATCGTCTGTGATGACACAGTTCTCGCAGGCACTAGCTTCGGGAGTGTTGCAGGGTGACGAGTTCCGTTCCATGGCGGAAGCTGCTCCGCAGTACCTTGACAAGCTCGCAGAGACAATGAAGATCCCTCGCGAGCAGTTGAAGAAGATGGCGTCCGATGGTAAGCTCACCGCGAAAGCTGTGATTGAAGCCACTCGCCAGATGTCCAGCTACTTCGGCGAGAAGTTCAAAGAGATGCCGATGACGGTAGGCAGGGCCATGACTGTGGTCAGCAATCGCTTCTCCGTTATGATTGACCGCATGAACCGCGAGTCGCTGTTCATTACTAAGTTGGCGAACTTCATCCTCGCTGCATTCGACAAGATTGAAGCTGGAGTTTATGACCTCGTGAAAGCCTTTGGTGGCTTCGAGAACATGATGCGCTTCGTTGGAATTGCGATCGGTGTTGCACTTGGCGCCAAGGCGCTTGCAATCCTGTCCGCGTTCCGCGCTGCCAGCTTACTTGCGATGCTACCGTTCATCAAGATCATTGCGATCGTTACCCTTGTGGCACTTGCACTGGAAGACCTGTACGTCTGGATCCAAGGCGGGGATTCGCTCACGGGCAAGCTGATTGGGCCTTGGGAAGAATGGCGTCCTTATGTCATGGGCGCCATTGAAATGGTGGGGGATGCAGTTAAGTGGCTAGGGCGCCTCATTGGCGGTATTGCCGCAATCCTTGTCGGAGCTTTCACCTTTGACTGGAACCTTATCGTAGAAGGGTTCAAGGGAATAGGCGGTCAGCTGTGGGACACGGTAGTGGAATGGGCTGGTTACTTCTGGCAGTCATTCACCGCTGTGACGTCCGCGATCGGTACGTTCATCGTAGATACGTTCATGAGCGTGTTCAATACCGTTGCAACATTCGTCACAAGTATCTTCGAGAACATTGGAAAGATGATTGTCGGGGTCTTCACGCTTGACCCGCAATTGTTCATGGACGGGTTGCAGGGTTACACGCAGACGCTAATGAGCATCCTGCCCCAATGGGCGCAGATGATCTACAAAGCGATCTTCGACCCGATTGTGAATGCTATCACCGACGCATGGAACGCCGCGAAGAGTGTGGTCACTGGTGTTGGTGACAAGGCTTCCGGCGCATGGCAGGCCACAAAGAGCTTCTTCGGGGCAGGGGAAGGCGCAGCGCCGGGCACAGGCGGTGCAATGGGTGCAGCCAATACCCTTGCACCGAGCGTGGGCCCTGCACAGCTTGCACCGAGCGCAATGGGTGCAGCCAAGCCCAACATCAACAACAATACGACGGTGAATGTGACAGTGCCCGAGGGTACGTCCGCAGAACAAACCGCATATCTGCAGAAAGCAGCCCAGCAATCGTTCGGCAAGCAAAGCGACGACAAGCTAGCCCGCGATCTGGCAGTCTATGCACCGTAACGAGGAACCGCAATGATCGGGATTTACTTCGGAGGGCAATGGTTCCAAACTACCTTTGGAAACTCGCTCGGCAACATTGAGCTCGACGCTGTGCTGGATGAGTCCCATGAATGGCAAGCTGACGCAACAATGAACCCCGTTGAGGAAGGTTCGCCGGTCACTGACCACATTATTGAGCAGCCCGACAAGCTGAAGATCCGCGGGTTCGTATCCGAGACGCCGTTGGTGGCGAGCGAGAGCGTTCGCGGTGCAAATAACACGCCCTGGGCAGAGAGTTTGACTCAACCAGTGTTCGACCTGCTGCGCGACTTAATCAAGGCACGCGAGACGGTGACGGTCTATACAAAGTACCGTCTCTATCCGGACATGGTACTCACGAACCTCAACATTCCGCGTTCTGCTGCAACGGGTGAAGCAATTGAATTCACAGCAGAGTTCGTTCATATTCGTAAGGTGGCGACGCAGACCGTGGATGTTCCGGACGGCATCAGTGCAAAGAAGGACAAGAAGGCAGGGGGCGCGAACGGTGCTACCGCTAAGAAAAGCGAACCGCAGAAGGACGCGGGTAAGAAGCAGCCTGCCGAAGTCAAGAAACCTTCGAGCACATTAGCAAGGATGGCAGGGTAATGGCGACATTTCTAAAGATCCCGCTGCTGGCGGAAACCTCCGATCAACTGGTCTATGTGGAGCTGGATGGGAACCCTTATATTCTGCGCGTGCTGTGGAATGAGCGGTTCGGTTACTTCTCACTGAGCGTAAGCGAAGCAGACCAGACCCCGATTCTTGTGAATATCAAGATGGTGAAGAACTTCCCTCTGACGCGACGCTTCCAGGATCTGCGCTTACCCTTTGGCTCGTTGTTCTTTGTGCAAGAGAAGGGGAACGCGGATCGTCCTGGATATAGCGACCTCGCTACGAACTGCAACCTGTTTTATATTGAGCCGGATGCTGTGGTCACTGCACAGCAAGTCCAGGAACAAGTCGCCGCGCCATTGCTCGGAACAATCTGGGATTCTGGTTTCACAGGTTGGGACGGCGGCGACACGCTTTGGGATCAATAAACCATGCTCTTTAACCGAACAGCATCACTCGTCATTGGTAAGGAAGGTGGCACCGGCAAGGAATTGACGGGGCTGCGCTTCTCGTTCTCCATTCAAAAGGGTGCAACTAAGTCTCCGAATAAATGCACAGTGAAGGTGTGGAACGCTGCACCGGATACACGCAAGCTCATTGAGGTCATTGGGAACGTTCTTATCCTCAAAGCTGGTTATAGCGAGGACATCGGCGCGGTCACTATCTTTACAGGTGACGTGATTCGCAGTCTTACCGTTCGGGAAGGCCCGGACTGGATTACTGAAATTGAGATGCAAGACGGGTTCATGGAATTCCGTGACGCCAAGGTGTCCATCTCGCTTGCTAAAGGCGCAACCACATCCCAAGCGATCAAAGCGATCAGCGCCAAATTTGGGCTCCCTGTGCGCCCGCTGCCCGCAGGCGTAGCCGACAAGCAATACACGGCAGGGTTCGCGTTCGTTGGTCGCGTCCGCGACGCTATGGACAAGGCGTGCAATCATATGGGCCTGGAATGGTCTATTCAAAACCGCGAAATCCAAATCATTAAAAAGGGTGGCGTTCTTAAGCAGAAGGCCTTTGTGTTGTCACCTGACACCGGACTCGTCGGTTCTCCCGCACAGGAGTCCAAGACCATGACCGAGAAAGCTGCTGCCAAGGAAGGTGTGACAGCAAACCAGCCTGGCGTCCGTAAGACCACTGAGCGCGACAAGGACGGTGAGGTTCAGGAGATGCTTCAGGTGCTGGGCTATAAAGTCAAGAGCCTGTTGCAGCCCACGGTAGAGCCTGGCGGGTATGTGCAGATCAAGTCCGCGGGCATTGCGGGGGAGTTCTTCCGCGTTGAGGAATTAACACACGTCGGTGACACTCATGGAAATGAATGGCATACCGATTTGACTTTGAGGTTTGTGTAATGGCCGAGTCTTCCAATAATCCAGTCGATGCACTGTTGGGGCTTATTCAGTCCCAATTGCTCGACGTGAATACCTGCATCCCGGCGACGATTGTGTCGTATGCAGACGGAGTGGCCCGTGTGGCCCCAACAGGTAAGAAACGGTTCGCAGACGGTGACGCGCTGGACTATCCGATCATTCCGAATGTGCGTGTGTGCTGGCCTTCTTTTGCTGGTGGGCTTGCGGGCATCCGCGGGCCCGTGCGCGAGGGTGATCTCTGCTTGCTGGTGTTCTCTCAACAGGCTGTAGATGGTAGCGACGACCGACGTATGTTCGATCTGCAAGATGCTTATGCTGTCATGTGCAACATTGGCGTCGTTGGGCAGTCTGACAGTGGCAATGACAACGATATGACGATGTATTTCGGGCCCGCTTACATTCGTCTTACAGAAGGCGGACAATTGCTAATCAACGCGCCGGGCGGAACTGTCATTGACACGCCGAACACACAGCACACAGGCAACGTCAAAACGAACGGCAACACAGCAATTGACGGGACTACCTTGTCCAAGGGAAAAATCACAGGGCTTGGCGGAATGGGAATTACAGGTTCCAGCGGCGGTGCTACTGTATCCGTGACCGGAACGATTGTGCATACTAGCGGCGATCTGTCCTCCAACGGAATTGTCTTGCATACCCATACTCACAGCGGTGTTGAACCAGGGCCTGGAAGCACGGGCCTTCCACAGTGAGCTTGATGTGACTTGCATTGCGGATTGACGAATCTGAGTGGTATTATCTCGACATGCTAGACATCGCCCTTGACAACACGCATGACATCAAAACCAGCAATCTGGATATCATGCTGGTTGATCTTGCTGAACAGGTACGCCAGCAGCTTCTAATTAAACTGAAGCTCTGGACTGGCGAATGGTTTCTGGACACTGAATTCGGAACTCCGTACCTGCAATCCATTCTAGGCAAGCAATTGACGCTCTCAGGTGCGGTTGCAGCTATCCGCAAGTCCATCATGGAAGTGGAAGGCGTGCGGCAAATTGTGGAGTTTTCTTATAAGTTTGACAGGGTGGCACGCAAATTGAATGTCACATTCACTGCCGACACTGCCTATGGAATAGTTGAGGTGACCGCATGAGTTTGACAGAAGAAGGGTTTGACCGCCCGCGCCTTAACGAAATCAAAGCTGATTACGATCAGCGTTTTACTGACGCGCTCGGCCCGATCAATACCAGCCCGGATGCTGTGGCTGGGCAGATCATTGGTATCTTCTCCGCTGCGCTGGATGACGCATGGGAAGCACTTCAGAACACTTATGACGCGATGTACCCTGCAACGGCAGAGGGAACGTCGCTGGACGGTGCTGTCTCGCTTGTGGGCCTTGAGCGTCTGGGTGCCACACCAACTACCGTGATCGCAATGTGCTACGGCACACAGGCGGCGGTTATCCCGGCAGGGGCGCTGGCACGGGCCCTGGATAATCGGCAGTATGTTACAACGGCTGCAACCACGATCAGCAACACGAGCGCGGGCGACGTTGAGATCACTGTAACGACCGTGACGAATCTTGCGAACTACCAAGTGATCGCGGGTGGAACCAGTGTGGTCTATACCGCGGACGCAGATGCTACCGACGCAGAAATTGCGGCCGGTCTTGCTGCACTGTTTGACCCGTTGGTGTTCTTGGCTACGTCCAATCAGGGCGTTCTCCGAATTCGCTCGGTTGATCAGTACAGCGACTTCACGGTGACGTGCGATAGCAAATTGACTATCACCAAGCTCGGAACGCCTGTCACATTCACTGCGCTGGACATGGGTGCTTATGTGCTCCCCGTTGGTGCGCTGAATGCAATCGACTCCTCCGTGCTGGGCTGGACCGAAGTCTATAACCTCGTGGAAGGTGACACCGGGCGCTTCGTTGAAACAGATGAAGAGCTTCGCGCTCGA